TACTCCCGTACTCCGTCGAAGGCGCTCCTGGGCGTTTCTCTCAGCTTCACGGGAGGAGCATCCCTCGGCACGCCTGTACTGGCCGGTATAGCCAACGGAGCGTCTAAGACCAGCGGAACCGCCGTACTGTCCTCTACAACCAGCGGCGGAATGGTGGCTGCTGGCGTCTGCACAGGGTCGTCGTTTACATCGTTCTCCGGGCCTACCGGCATAACCCAGAGGTGGAAGGAGAACCACGACACTAGCACGGGAGCCGGGTGTACAGGCGGGGCCACAGTGCCGTCTACAGGCTCCTCGATGACTGTCGGGTGGACAGAGTCCAGTGACATCTACGGTGCGATAGCGGTCGAAGTAAAGCCCGGTTCCACGGTTAACACTGAGAGCGGCCCGCTGACCCTGACTCTCCCGAAGCCTGTCATCTCGATTGCCTCTCGCAAGCTGATCTCAGGAAGTTTCACCCCGGCGCTGCCGAAGCCTGCTGTAGCGATCTCCTCGCGAAAGCTGATTTCCGGAAGTTTCAGTCTGACGCTCCCCGCGCCTACGACGTCTATCGCTTCTCGCAGGCTGGTATCCGGAAGTCTGAGCCTCGTGCTTCCGGCTCCGTCGGTGGCTATTGCCTCGACATCGGCCAAGGTGATTTCCGGTGACTTCAGTATCGCGCTTCCGGCACCTTCTGTAGCCATATCGTCGCGAAAGGTCATTTCCGGAGACCTCAACCTCGGACTTCCTGTCCCTGCCCTGGATATTGCCTCCAGGAAGCTAGTTTCCGGCAGTTTCGGGCTGGTTCTGCCTGCTCCTGCACTGGATATTGCCTCGCGCAAGCTGATTTCCGGCGGTTTCGCTCCTGTTCTGCCCGCGCCATCGGTCGACATTGCCTCTCGCAAGCTGATTTCAGGAAGTCTGAGCATCGAGCTGCCTCTGCCGGTAGTCTCGCTAGCGTCAACGTCCATCGGAGGAATTTCGGGCGGCCCGTCGAGCATTTCGGGCACTTTCGATCTCGTTCTCCCTGCTATTTCGGTAGCTATAGCAAGCCGTAGCTGGCATGTGGCGGCTAGTACGACGGTTTCTCTAACCCCGCAGGTTAATTCGGGCAGCATCGAGCCTTCCAGCACGGTATCGGGCGGTACGGTCACGATTCAGGACACAGGTGCAGTCGTCAGCCCGGCAGATACAGCCACGGGTAGCATCACACCCGGCTCCACGGTCTCCGGCGGTTCTGTCACGGCCCCTGACACGGGAGGAACTGTGTCCAGCCCTGATACAGGCGGAGCGGTTAGCCGCGAGAGTACCGAAAGCGGAGACATCGCCCCGGATTCCGCTGTGTCAGGCGGGTCTCTCCAGTCGCTTGATGAAGGGTCCAGCGGCACTGTGACAGGCCCGGCTCCGGCAGAAGGCTCGATTTCATCTATACTGGGAGGCGGAGACATCACTCCCGTCGCGTATGTGTCCGGGGGAACAGTGCAGTCTCTCGACACAGGAGGGTCTACCTCTAGCCCAGACTCAGGCGCAGCAATGATTGGACCGGTAATGCAGCAGACAGCTATCACCCTCAACGAGTTTGACGACCAGACGTTCAACGCCACCCTGACACTGAACGGCAGCGCGGAAGACCTTACCGACTGCACCGTCAACATGGTCTTCAAGACGGCGGCCGGTGTTTCTGACACCGATCCCTCCAGCCTGATCCTGTCATCCGGAGGAGACTCCCCGGCTATCACGGTCACCAACGCAGCGGCTGGCCAGTGTGCCGTAGCCATCCCGAACGCTGACCTTCAGACCGGCAGCTACGGGTTCTACAAGATCGTGGTAATCGACGCCAGTTCCCTGAAGACAACCTACGTGTACGGAAGCGTTAGCTGGATCAAGCTGTAGGAATACGAGCACCCTGCCGGGCGTTACAGGGACATGAGCTACAACTCCCCGTCCGCAGAAGACCGCGCCTCCGGCAAGCGCTGGGGTCACGGCACCTGCTGGTCGGCTGAGGAGATCCAGTTCGTCCGGGATAACCCGGATATGGGTCCTACGGAGATCGGCAGGCTGCTGGGACGCCCCAGAGCGTCCGTCTACGGCCTTAGGAAGAAGCTGCGAGACGAAGTCCCCCATGAGGACTACGCCGTCCAGGTGCCCGGTCTCCACGTTGAGTACCTGCACTCCTGGGTTGCCGAGGACTTCGAGCTGTCTGAGATCTGGATGAGGTGGAACGGCTACTCGTCGTTCATCATTACTGAGAAGGACGCTCACGAGATCTGCACGCTCACCTGCGTCGCGAAGTAGAAAAAGCCCGGAAGCTAAAACTTCCGGGCTTTTCTGTGTCCTGATTACGGCTTCTTCACGCCGATCTCCATGAACATCTGCTCGTCTTCGCCGTCCAGAGAGATCGTCCACCGGGTGCTGTTCTCGAAGGTCTCGACATCGGTAAGGCGCATGCGAGGATCAGCCGTGATCAGCGGGATCATGACGCCCATGGACTCTATCAGGCAGTCTAGAAGGGTCTTTTCCATTACCACATCTCCAGTTCCGGGTACAGGTAGCCCTTAGAGTGCAAGTCCAGGACGGGCGGCAGCGTCACGGTCAGCGACCGCGCCGGGGCCATCGTCAGCAGCCGTGATCCGAAGTACTGGAGGGTGCTCCACTCCCAGACCGGCAGTTTCAGAGCCTGGTGCACGGCGATCTCAGAGATAGTCCCTGGGGAGTCGCGCCACTGCGGGCCGATGACCAGGCCGTCGCTGTTCTTGGTGATCCAGGCATAGTCGTCTCCGAGTGCGTCTCGGAGAACGAATCCTGCCTTTTCTGCCTCCTCAGCGCTGCCGTTGGGGCACAGCATGGGGTCGAAACCACGCTTGCGGTCCTGCTCGGCTGGGTTGAACACCTCAGTGACGCCCTCGAAGATACGAGCAGCGGAGGACACCTTGTCGAACCACGGCGCGTTGAAATACGGAACGCCGCTCATCTTGTTGCCTAGGTATAGCTTCACGTGAAGAACCTCACTAGCTGTTGCAGCGCTCGCTGCTCATTTCCCCGGCTGTCGTGTACTTCCCTCAGAGCCGATATAACCCTGGCGCGGTCGATGTCGTCCCCGTGGATGTCCACCCACTTCAGGTGCTCCGCTGCTGCCTCGAACTCCTGGCTGTCAGCGGGGTACTTGAGCAGGAACTCCCGGGCTGTGTCGATCCTATCGTCGTACAGGCTCATGCCCCGGTCACCTTTCCGTCCTTGTTGATCTTACAGCCGGGTCGTGGCCCGGAAATGAGAGTGAGCGGTGGCCAGCACTGCAGTATGTCCTGGAGGCTGCTGGCGTCGTCCAGATCATCGTCCGCGCATGTCCAGGCGTCGTTACTAGCGTGGTAGCGCCAGGTGTCGTTCAAAGAGTCGGTGAGGGTATCCCCGTCCTCGAAGACAAGGTCGTCCATCACCAGAGGGTCTAGCTTAGCCGCGCCGTTCTCCACCTTGAAGCGGTCCTGCCAGTAGCCGGGCGGGTCACTCGCTTCGTACTTACCGGTCGAGGGGTTATAGGGGCGGAACTCTATACTCTTGTCCACAGTATCCCCGCCGCCTGCTCCTCCGGCTTCCGGTGTCGTGTTCTTCTTGATGTTCCGACGCGTCAGGTCGACAGCGTTGGTGTTCCACACGATAGCTGCCGCGTGGTCTTCGCCGTCCTCAGTGCCGGTCAGGAACTTCACGACATGGCGCATGAGAGCAGCTTCGTGGTGGGCAAGGCTCTTTTCGCTGGACGACTTCTCCCAGTTCCGGTCACCGTACTTATCCCCGCCTACCGCGTACTGCATGGCTACGCGCGTGAGAAGCTGATCCTCGTACGGAATGTCGCGCGGGAAGATGAGGTCGAACCGGGGCTTGCCAGCGGTGTTGTCTCGCTGCATGCCGTCGTCATACTGAGATTTCGAGCCCGAGTCGTGGATCTCATACGTCTTGTCGCCGGTCCACTCTACCCTGCCGCTCGTGCCTTGTCCCCCGGTAGTGGTACTCAGCCCGAAGACAGGCTCAGTCTCGATCGGCAGGCCGTCTCCATCATGGAAACTAGTCACTTGCCGTCCTCCATGTCCGAAATCTTCTCATCGAGGTAGAATCGTGCCTTCTTCAGGTCTTCGAGGTAGTTGCCCTTGCCCGGTCGGCCGATGTACTTCAGGACGTTGAACAGGAAGGCATCCTTGGTGAAGCCCCAGGCGCGGGCTACTTTGATGACCTCGTAAGGGTTCTCTGCTCCGCCATAGTGGCTCGGGTGGTTCACGGATTCGGTCATGTCTGCTCCAACATCGGAGGGGCTGTTTATGTTCCACGAGGTAGTATATAGGTATGACCGACTACTCCCGTTACGCTTCGGTAGACATCAAGCCTCCGCCCGCGCCCGAGCCCGCAAAGCTCATGATCAGGAATACTGACGGGCACCCGGGACTTATCATCACCGAGGATGACGCCTGGGAGCTGTACCTGCTCCTGGACAAGCACTTTGGAGGCACGGATGCCAAGGACGAAGATTCAGCCGAAGGACGCGGACATGATCAGGATGTTTGCCGACTCGGGTGTGACGGCGGCTGACCTGGCTGCTGAGTACGGGTGCACGCCTGACAACATCAACCTGATCCTGAACGGCGTGACTCACAAGGGCTACAGCAGGCCCAGGAGCGACCGCAGGCTGGATGAAACAGTCGTCCGGAACGTGAAGACCTTCATGAAGCAGGGCTACACCGACTGCAAGATCAGCAAGATGACCGGCATAGCCCGTGGTACGCTGTACCAGATTCGAATTGGCAAGTCCTACAGGAGCGTGTGATGGGCAAATGGATCGAGGAGTCCGACTACAAGGCTTCCTGTGTGCAGTGCCACACTGAGATCGCCCGGGGCACGCGGTTCTACTGGAAGCGCAAGGGAGTCTACCTCTGCGAGCTGTGCGGATCCCTGGCTGAGCACGAGGAGCCGGAAGTCGGCCGCAACGAGCAGGGTGTCCTGAACGACCTCGCGATGATGCCTGATGAAGCTGCGGAATCAACTGAGGCCCAGATGACGTTGTACATGGCGCGGTCGATTGACCGTTCTGAGGTAGCTCCAAGGGACATTGCCCCGCTGAATCTCCAGATGAGGCAGAATCTCGACGCACTGAGGGCAAGGTTCCCTGAAACGGGCGAGGAAGACATCACCAACGTCTCCCGCAGCGCCAGGGACAAGTTCCTCGAATCTACCTTCGAAGATAACAAATAGGAGCGTCATGACTACTCTAGGTCTCTGGCAGTACCCGTTCAACCCTCCTGAGGACTTCACTAAGCACCAGCTCAGCGTCAAGGCGGGCGACCATCGGCCGGAGCGTCTGGACACGGACAACGTGAGCGTCACAGAGGACATCGCGCTGGAGCTGGCCCGGACTTCTCCCAACCCGCAGAAGGCAGCCAACTCGGTGTTCCTCCTGGCGGCTAACGGTCGTCTCAAGCTGCTTCCGCTCGCGGCGCTGCTCTTCGCTTCCGCTGGCAGGTAACCATGGAACTAGAGCGTTTCATCCAGCACGAGGTTGCGGCCTACCAGGTCCTGGTGGAGTTCACCGACGACGAAGGGGCGCTCGCGTTCTCTGAGTGGCTGCAAGACTACGGCTTTAAGCTCTTCAGGTCTAGGGAAGAGGAAGCCTGACATGGCAGTCTTCGGCTCCGTCGTGATCGTTATCATCGTCGTGTTCTTCATGGCCCTCCGGGCGAGCCGAAGGCTGTCACTCGGACCTGGACTGAGGAAGCGGCAGCTACCTAACAGAGGTCCCCGGCGAGCTACCAGGGATCAGAGGACGATCGTCTGGAGCAAGTCTGGGGGACGGTGCGCTCACTGCGGTCAGAAGTGCATACGGTCGTATGATGTCGTATCGAATCGCGGAGAGGTAGACCACATCGTGCCCTGGTCCTGGGGCGGTCAGACTACTCTCTCCAACCTCCAGCTCCTGTGTCATACCTGCAACACGAGGAAGTCCAACCATTATGCGGGCTAAGAGGATGAAGCCGGGAGTCACCGGCTGGGCTATAACCGGAGCGGTTATTCTCGCCGCTGAACTTCTTGACCAGAGGACCATGAGCGAAGTGTTCCGCGACTGGTCGAGAAGCCCCACGGGCAAGTACGTTCTCCTACCCGGCTGGGCCTACCTGACGGCACACTTGTTCGGCTTTATCCCGGTTAAGTACGACCCTCTTAGCCAGTTGTGGCTTTTCGTGAAGAAGGCTCCTTCCGAAATAGCGTAGAATGTATGCATGGTCGACATTATCCGTGCACGAGGGCTGGCACCTGATCTAAAGGGTGAGCAGCGCCCTCGGCTATGGACTGTTCCTGACCGTCATGCCGAATTCGAGCCGGAATGCTCAGTCTGCCGGGATCTCGATCTCAAGTGGGGAACTGAGTTTACCGAAGAGTTCGCGCCCGGTACTCCGGCCGGTTGCGGCCAGTTCCTGGGCATGGACTGCCTCCGCTGGGCAAAGGGCGTCGGATACGACCTGTTCGACTGGCAGAAGTGGGTACTTCTCAACTCGTTCGGCACGGCTCCCGACGGACTGTTCTCCGCGATGCAGATCGCCCTGATCATATCCCGCCAGAACGGCAAGGGCACTGTGCTGGAGGTTCGCGAGCTGTACGGCCTGTTCGTGATGCGCGAGAACCTGATTATTCACACCGCTCACGAGCTGAAGACCTCCAAGGAGCACTTCGTCCGGATCTGCAACAAGATCGAGGACACACCCAGCCTGAAGTCGAAGCTTAAGGGAGATCCGCGAAAGACCAACGGTCAGGAGCAGATCGAGCTTAAGAAGGAGCCTGTACTCGTAATCGGGCCTAACGGAACCCGGAAGCGCGTCCGCAACGCGCCCCGCCTGCTCTTCGTAGCCCGGAGCCGTGGCTCTGCCCGTGGATTCACCGCTGACCTGATCGTGTACGACGAAGCCATGATCCTCTCCACGGAATCTGTCGGCGCGTCCCTGCCTACCCTGTCCACGCTGCCTAACCCCCAGGTGTGGTTCACCGGGTCTGCCGGTATGGAGGACTCTTTCCAGCTAGCCCGCCTGCATGACCAGATCAAGGCCCAGTCGAAGTCGATCTTCGGCGCTGAGTGGTCTGTGGTTCCCCACAAGGCGACCTGCCCGCGCGATGAGGATAAGGGCCGTGAGAGCAACGACTACGTTCATGGCTGCGCTGACCCGAACCACCTGGACCGCGACCTGCCTGAAACCTGGGCTGTAGCCAACCCGACGCTGGGCCACATGATCCGCCCGTCCTATATCCAGAAGATGGAACTGGACACCATGGAGCCGGTTGAGTTCGACCGCGAGCGCCTGGGAATCGGCCAGTGGCCCCAGAAGGAAGCTACGTGGTCGGTAGTCGCTGAGGACCTGTGGGAGACCCTGACCATCAACATCGGAAAGAACGAGCGAACAGGGCCGTTCGCGTTCGCCGTGGACGTGGATTCAGAAGGCCGTCAGGCTACGGTGTCGTGTGCGTGGATCAAGGGCGACAAGATCGTCATCGAGAACATGAAGCCGAAGGGGTCCGGGACTCACTGGGTTGTCGGCGCTCTCAAGGAATGGGACAGGAAGTACAAGCCTGTGGCCATCATCGTGCCCCGTGCCGGTGCGGCGGCCGGTCTGGGAGACGACATCGAGAAGAGCTGGCCAGACAACCCCAAGTGGGGAACGAAGGTCGTCAGGGCCACTGTAACCGACGAGACCACCGCGTTCGCGTGGTTCACCCAGCAGTGCAAGAACAAGACCCAGCCGATCGTCCACCCTCATGTGGAGACCGCCCCGCGCATGTACGCGGCTATAGGGTCGGCTGACACCCGGACTGTAGGCGACGGCGGGAAGACCTGGAGCCGCAAGGACTCTGACTCTGACATCTCGCCCATCACAAGCGCCACCCTGGCAGCCTGGGGCCTTAACAAAAAAAGGCGCTCGTATGATCTGACGAGTTCGCTGGCATAGGAAAGAGCCAGGAAGTCCGGACTTCCTGGCTCTTTCCCTGCTCTGTTAACTCAGCAGCCGTCAGTTTCCCACGGGCTGGAGCCCATCTCCGAGTGCAGCTTCTGGAATGCCGCGTTCTGCTCGGACACGGGAGCGTCCTGCGGGGAGCCGCTGTAACCGAGACTCGCCCACGTGCTGGGGAGGAACTGGTAGAGGCCACCGGCTCCGGACGATGGGTTGACAGCATGAGAGTTGCCGCCGGACTCGTGACTGATGACACAGCCCTCGTAGCCGCTGCCGGACGTGTGGCCGACGGAGACGGACGTAGCGGGGGCAGATGAAGATGCGACGTGCGACGGGCTCGGAGAGTAGCTTCCCGAGCCGTTCAGGCTGACCGACTCCCCGACGCTGATGACGTTCGGGTTGCTGATCTGCGGGTTAGCCGCTTCGACGGCGGCGACTGACAGGCCGTGCTCCTGGGCGATGCCCGAAAGGGTGTCTCCGTTGTGAACGAGGACTGAGGCGAGCGCGAGCGCTGCTAGCATAACGTGTACTCCTGTAGGTTACGGCGCGTCCTGATGACTCAACGCCTTGGCTTCCGGTGTGTACGAGAGGTTGTAACCCTGCTCAGTCCTGGGATGTTCCGTGCCCTGGTGTGAAAAACTTAACTCTCTGGTTCGGAATAGGGTTACCCTGGTCACATGGACATACTTAAGAAGTTCAGTGACGGGCGCTGGCGCGAGCTGGAGGAGTACCAGACCAGGATGGCGTCTGCTGCCAGCCGCTGCGCGCACATCGCAGCTAGCGAGCTTGCCATGGGGTTCGATGAGTCTCACGCTGAATACCGGGCAATGCTAGAAGAAATCAGCGAAACCTATCACTGGCTCTCCCAGACGCTGCCGTAGGCTAGACTTACAGCATGACAGCTATCGAGAAGCCTGATCTATCGGCAACCGTTGCAAAGATCCGGGGCATTCAGCCCGGTAAGCTCCTGGCCCGTTCCATTGCCACCTCATGGCTATCCCTGTGGACGGCAGTCGGCTATACCCTGGGCTCCGTGGTTTTCGTTGTTCACCTGGCGGTATGGTCCGTGGGATTCGTCCTGGGCTGGTCATTCCACGCGGCTAACTACGGATTCCGTCAGGGCGCTCACATCAAGACAGAGCCGAAGCGCAAGCCGAGCATGCCCGTTTGAGTGCTTCAAGGTACTTACGGTACGATAGTTAGTAGTCGGAGCAGCCTAACGGCTTGGCTGACAGGAGCTTTGCCGGTAGCTGGGCACCCGGTGAATGGCCTTATGTCCTACGGAGCAAGCGCAGTACCCTGCTGTGCTTTGGCCATTTAGGGAGTTACAGCTTAACTATGGGACTAATCGAGAATGTCGGTGCCTCGCGTACCGAGCAGCGCACAATCGGCGGAGTGCCGTGGATGCCCTGGACGGATCCGCGAATGCGGTTCGACGTCGGAGGGCCTACTCATCCTTCCCGAAACACCATCTACGGCGTAGACACCGCGCTCGGACTTCCGGCACTGTACGCGGGTGCTAAGATCCTGGCTGACAACACGGCCGTACTGCCGATGAACGTGTACCAGCGTAACCGCAGCGGACGCCTCCTGCGCTACAACGGCCCTTCCGTCTTCGACAAGCCCTCCGTCATCGGCACCCGTTTCGATTGGCTGTTCGCGGCTGTATCTTCCATGGTCCTCCAGGGCAACGCATGGGGCCTGATCACCGGACGAGACGGCTACGGCCTTCCCACCGGCATCGAGTGGCTGCCCCCGCAGTATGTAGACGTAGCAGAAGACCAGGACCAGCCGTTCAACCCCCTACAGACCAAGGTCTATGCCATGGGGCGCGAGATGCAGTGGCGCGGTCCTGACAAGGAGCTGTTCCACGTCAAGGGCTTCGCTCTCCCGGGCCGCGTTGAGGGAGTATCTCCTCTCCGTGCCTTCGCTGACGTAATCTCCTCGGGAATGAGCGCCGCTGAGTTCGGTCGCACCTGGTTCGACGCCGGAGGCTTCCCGACCGGCACATTCCAGAACTCTGAGATGGAAGTCGACCCTGAAGGGGCGGCCAAGATCCGTGCGATGCTCATGAAGTCCCTGCGAGAGCACACTCCTCTGGTATTCGGCCGTGACTGGGACTACACCCCGGTTACAGTTCCCCCGGCAGAGTCTCAGTTCCTTGAGACGATGCAGCTCAACGCAACCCAGATCGCCGCGATCCTGTCTCTTCCCCCGGAGCGCCTGGGCGGCGAGAAGGGCAGCTACACCTACTCGAACCAGGAGCAGGCAACTCTCCAGATCATCGAGGCCATCACTCCGTGGTTCACCAGGCTTGAGCAGGCGTTCTCGGACGACTGCCTGCCCAGGAACAGGGTTACCAGGTTCAACACGGACGCGCTTCTGCGCACCAGCCTGGAAACCCGCATGGCCATCTACCAGATCCAGCGAAACATCGGCATGCGGACGATTGACGAGATCCGCGAGCTGGAAGACCTGGACCCGATGCCCGGAGACGTGGGCAACGAGGCTCTGCCGCTAGTACTCATGACCTCTATGGCACAGCGCGCCGGGGCTATCCCGTCGTCCCTGCTGCCCCAGACGACTCTCCTGATGGACCTGGCAGCCAAGAAGCTCCAGCAGCTCAAGAAGCAGGGCCTGACTATGCCGAGCCCGATCGTCCCGGCTAACCCTCAGACGGGTGCTCCCGCTCAGGGACCCGCTCCCGACCCGGCTACCGGCTATGCCGGTGCTCTCGCCGCCGCATCCCGCCAGCTAGATGAAAAGGGCGATCACTCCCAGGCAGTAGAGTGCCGCTTTATCGAGGCTGCTCTCAACGACGCCAACCGTGCTGAGCGCCTGGCAAACGGGACAGCTCCTAACGGCATCGTGGAAGGTTTCCTTGATGAAACTATCAGGGAATCCCGCAAGCACGAGGATGGCGGCGGCGAATGGGACGTGACCAGGTAATGGCCAGGTTGTATAACCCCGAACCGTCCTCTACCCTGGAGAGCGGTACTACGTATCTTTACGGAGGAAATCAGTGACTGAGGTCAGGAGTGAAGGCGGGCTGGCGGTAGAACGTCGGTTTAACCCTGCCTCTGCTGAGTTCCGCCCGGAGCTGCGAAATGTAGCCGGGTCGAACCGCCCCCACATCCAGGGCTACGGATCAGTGTTCGGCAAGCTTTCCCGCAACCTCGGGGGCTTTGTCGAGCAGGTCCACGGACAGGCATTCCGCAATTCTATGGCTCAGGGATTCCCTGACGTCGTGTGCCGTTACAACCACGACGACGACTGGCTTCTCGGCACCACGAAGGCCGGAACCTGCGTACTGAGCGTTGACGCGACCGGCCTGCACTACGACACGGAGATCCCGGACACCCGTGCAGGCAATGACGTAGCCGTTCTTACCAAGCGCGGAGATGTCTCCAGTTCCTCGTTCGCTTTCCGTGTACCCGAAGGCGGCGACTTCTGGGAGCGTTCCAGCTCTGTCGGCGGACTGCCCCTTCGCACGCTGATGGACCTGGAGCTGGTTGATGTAGCTCCCGTAAACACTCCCGCGTACCCGGACGCCACGGCTTCCGTTCGCAACTACCTGGGCGCGATTGACTCCCTGGCTCGTCAGTTCGACGCTGACCCGGCAGAAATCCGCTCCCTGCTGGAAAATCGCCAGCTACCCAAGCTGTTCAAGCGGTCAGATCGACCGACAGAAAACACGGCCCCCAAGGAGGACGCAGAAATGGCTAACCCCGAAGAGGGTCGTGCGAAGATCAGCACGGCCTCGAAGAACGACCTTCCCGACTCCGATTTCGCCTACATCGAGGACGGCGGCACCAAGGACGAGAGCGGCAAGACCACTCCCCGTTCCAAGCGCCACTTCCCGATCCACGACGCTGCACACGTCCGCAACGCGCTTTCCCGCATCGGTCAGGGCGCTCAGTTCGGCCAGCAGGCTCTTCCGAAGGTCAAGGCAGCAGCCAAGAAGTTCGGGATCAGCTCCGACTCCGATGACAGCAAGCGCATGTCGGACGGGGAACTGCTCGTCTGGGCGATTTCCAGCCAGCAGCGTGACCTCGGCGTAGAGTTCGACGCAGACGACGAAGAGCGTGCCAAGAAGCAGCTCCCGCCGTGGCTACAGGACGAGAACGACAAGAAGGCTGACTCGGACAAGGACGACTCCGACGACGAGTCCAAGCGTGACAGCTCCACGAACGAGGACCAGGACAAGTCCGAGAACGATGACGAAGACGATGTAGGCGCATCCCAGCCGAAGGCTGCCGCTCCCGCAGACACTGACTCGGCTCCCGGAACCACCTCCGGAACTGACACTCTTGCAGCCAAGACCGCGAAGGCATCGAATGCACAGCGTGCCGCTGAAGACGATGTCGAGCAGGATGAGGACGGCGACAACGAAGAGGACGACCTAGAAGGCCGCGCCGCACCGGGACAGCCTGAGTCCAAGGACGACGAAGACGCTGACGCCAAGGAGAAGGCAGAAGCCGAGAAGGAACTGAAGGAGAAGCAGGCACTAGCTGAGAACAAGCGCCGTCTGCTCGCACTTCAGGAGAAGCGTTACGATCCGTGGTTCTTCGACGGCGAAGACAGCGAGTGAAGTAACTGGTAGCCCCGCGCGAGAAGCCCTCGGAAGAAATTCCGGGGGTTTTCTCGTTTAACGGTTTTACCTTTGTGAAGTTATCATGCTATATTTAGAAGTGAAGCCCGCTGTGGCCGACGTAGCTGCCTTGTGCATGGACGACGGAGCCGGTTGTGGAGTCAATCCAACCAGTTTCATCAACGCACAAGGAGTGCAAATCATGGCTAGTGATGTAGCTAAGAGCCTCCGCGACCGCCGCCTTAACGCCTGGAACCAGGCTAAGGAAGTGCTGGAGAGCGCGGAGAACCGCAGCATGTCTGCGGAAGAGACCCAGAAGTACGACAACGCGATGGCAGAGGTCGACACTCTTGACGCCCGCCTGAAGACCGTTCTCGACTCCGAGACCCGTTCCCGTGAGGCCGACCAGGCTTACAACGACATTGCTGGCCGTCAGGTCCAGAACAGTGGCGTAGAGGACGCTCGCACAGCAGAGATCCGTGCATGGGCGCAGGGCGAGCGCGGTGCACCCCGCGCCATCGAGATCGCTCGTCAGACCCCCGGCAACCTGAACCTGCGTACCCTGGGCTCGGCTTCCGCCGCTCAGACCTCCGGTTCTAACACCGTACCGACCGACTTCTACGACCAGCTGATCAGCTACCTGGTTGAGGTCTCCGGTATCCTTCAGACCGGCCCGACAGTCATCCGCACCGCTGGCGGAGAGACCATCAACATCCCCGTGGCTACTAGCCACGTTACTGCTGGTGGCCCCATCCTTCAGACCGGCGCAATCCCCTCCGCTGACCCGGTATTCTCCACCGTCTCGCTTGGTGCTTCCAAGTTCGGCGTCCTGGTCAACGTAGCTCGCGAGCTGATCGATGACACCGCAGTTGACCTTCTGGGCTACCTGGCGATGACCGCAGGCCGCGCAATCGGCAACACCTTCGGCTCCGCGCTGGTAAACGGCGGCTCCGGAATCTCCGGCGGACTGCTAAACAGCATCCCGACTGCCAACCGCGTTGCTGCTGCTGCTTCCGCAGTGACTGCAAACGGCGTAGTAGCCGGTGGACCCTCCTACGGCAACCTGGTAGCGCTTGAGTACTCCATCATCGCTCCCTACCGTCAGTCGCGTAACGCGTACTGGCTAGCCAAGGACCAGACCGTGGCAGCACTTCGCATGCTGACCGACAACAACGGTCGCCCGATCTGGGAGCCCTCTCCCCAGGTTGGCGCTCCGGACATGCTTCTGGGCAAGCCGATCGTGGCAGACCCCTTCATGCCAGCCGTTGCTTCTGCTGGTGCCCACGCTCCGGTCGTCTTCGGTGACTTCTCGCAGTACTTCGTTCGCCTTCTGGGCGGCCTGCGCTTCGAGCGTTCCGACGACTTCCAGTTCGGTACCGACGTCGTTACCTTCCGCGCGGTTCTCCGTGGCGACGGTAATCTAGTTGACACCCACGCGCTTAACGCGCTGGTAGGCCCTGCGTGATCTGACCTCCTCAGGGAGACAGCATGGTATGATGGACCTCAGCCCCACAAGGGTTGGGGTCCGTCTTAGTTTATGGAGGCTTTATGTCTACGTGGAACGCGCCACAGGCTCTGTACGATGCAGTGGTTGCCGGACCTGTGTCAACTGATAGTGGTACGCATATCGGGGACGATATCTTCGGTGATGCTATAGACCTAGGGAGCGTTAAGTCCGAGCATGTAGTTTCCAGTTATTACGCTCCGACTGCCGACAGTACAGCGGGAGCTAGCGGAACTAGGTATTTCCAGGGGTCTCTAGACGGAGTCAACTGGTATAGTCTCGGAGCATCAACTACTATTCCTGCTGTTCCGGACTTCACCTATGTGACTGACTCACCCGCCCGGTACGTACGGGCAAGCGCCTTCGTCGTCACAAACACCACTCCGGGACAGGCTAAGTTTCAGGTATCTATGTACGTAGCTTCCCGGGACTGATCATGGCTGAAGTTAAAATGATCTGGGACATGCCCCGCACCGTGTTCAACTGGCCCCTTCCCGGAGAGATCCACGTAACAACAGATGAAGACGCTGAATACCTGGTAGGCAGGGGGTACGCAGAATACCTGACAGATGACTTCTCTGACGAGCTAGGGGAGTCTTCTGGTGTTCCGGCGGAAAGCTACGAGTTCGTGCCGGAAGAGTCCGGAGATGACTTCGATAACGACTTCGAGTCCGATGACTTCGATTCTGAAGTCTATGAAGCTCCACGCCCTCCTCGCTCCGAGATCGTTAAGAAGCCCCGCACCGTGGACTCCAAGTCCAAGTGGCTTACCTATGCCCGGTCGAAGGGTTACACAGGAGACGACACGATTACCAAGAATCGCCTGGTTGCTGAATACGGCGACTAGGCGTACCCTGATAGTGATGATGCCAACCTCTGCTAGGAGCTACTAATGGCAAATGACGAAAACCGCCAGGACCCTGGCGAGAAGGCAACACACGCGCCGCAGCTAACCGGGCTCTCTACCTCGCTGAGCACTGGTGCAGCCGGTACCCCCGGCGAGCACGGTGTTACCCCGGGAGAAGTCCCCGCTTCCTCCAACGTGTTCGGCACGACTGTTACTGAGAAGACCGGCGCTCCGGGAACCTCCGGCGGTCAGCACAAGGTTGACTCTCAGTCCGTAAGCCACACGCAGGACTCCGCTGACGCAGTGTCCTACAACACGGTCACCACCGAAGGCGGCGTCACCCCGACGTACGACCCGATCGTGGGAACCTACCCGACTGACACCGGAGCTGGCGAAGGTCACCTGCTTATCGGCGGCCGTCACCCCCACGCATCCTGAACGGAGCACTCATGAAGGATCTGTCTAGCTCTTCGGTGAACTGGCCTCTGCCAACCACGGGAGCAGCAGGTGCCGGACGGGGTACTCACAGTTCAGTGTGGCAAGCACTTGCTGACAGCGGTAACGAGCCTGTAGAGGAGGCGAGCGATGAAGGATCTGAGTCATCTAGCTAAGGGAGTCAGCGACTCCATGGCAGACGGTCAGTTCGGCAACCAGGAAGGCAACTGGGGCTTCGAGGACGTTGACCCAGATGGCGGAAGCTCGTTCGAGTCCATGGACGGCGACGCGCCCTACCCCTACGACACTGCCCCGAGCACTATCGGGCACGACCACTACAAGAAGGCTTGAGGGGAGGCAACATGGCTAACATCGGTCACGACCACGAGCACAACCTAGGCGAGAACTACGACGCGGCTTCGGACGCTCCTGTAGCAGGGTGGGTCAAGCTGCACCCGGCAGACGACGTAGACTCCCAGCAGGCAATGGGTCAGTCCAACAGCGACGGCGGCTGGAAGCAGACCTGAGCTTCTCTTTAATCAAAACCCTGTGCCCGAAAGAGCACAGGGTTTTGTCGTGTAAGCTGTACCTCATGAGGATCTTCGCGGTACACGATGTCTCCGGTTGCGGTTACTACCGGATGAAGATGCCCCTGTCTGAGGTAGGCAGGCACGACGGCTATGAAGTTACGTTCGCAGTGCAGGGCGAAAGCAACGACGGCTACGCTGAGCCTGAGGAGTTCGACGCCTTTGTAGGCCAGCGGGCAGGTAACTACGAGGGTCTCGGCTACTGGCGCAAACTGCGCGCGGGCCATAACCGCCTTGTATATGAGAACGACGACGACGTTTTCGACCTTTCCCTGGAAAACCCCGCATACGCAGACTTCGCGCGCCTCGATGTAAGGGCTGCTCTCCAGGCTTACATGACGTACTCGGACCTCGTAACCGTGACTACAGAGCACCTGGCGGACGTGTTCGGGGAGTACTCAGCCGGGCGTCCGGTGGTCCTTCCCAACTTCATCCGCAACTTCGTCCTGGACCTGCCGCGCGAGGATCATCGCCGTATGAGGCTGGGCTACATGGGGGCTTCTTCCCACGGGCGTGATGTAGAGCTAGCCACCGAACCGGTGCGCCGCTTCATGCGCCAGAACCCGAACTGGGAGCTTAACCTCCTAGGGTCGGACTACCGGGCGTCGTTCAGGGTTCCGCGTGACCGCATGAATCTCGTAACGTGGACGCACATCCTGGATGACGACGAGAAGTTCTACAGGGCTATCGACTTCGACGTAGCTATAGCTCCGCTGCTGGACACCGGGTTCAACCGGTCCAAGTCCTACATCAAGGCGCTGGAGTACAACGCTCGCGGCATCCCGGTCATCGCTTCTGACGTTCGTCCGTACCGCGAATTCATTCAGCACGGCGTCAACGGCTTCCTGGTCAAGAAGCCGCACGAGTGGGGCAGCTACCTGAACATGCTGGCGACTGACGATGATCTTCGCGAGAACATGGGCAAGCAGGGCAAGGAGGTCGCGGCTCAGTACACGATCGAGAAGAACTGGAAGCTGTGGGCCGACGCGTACGAGGGGATGTGGAGCTGACATGGACGAGCTGGTCACCGTTGTAACGGCTACGTGGTCGCGTCCGAAGACCGTTGTCGAGCATGCTGTTACTTCGGTTAACCGCCAGGGTTACAGCACCCTGGAGCACATCGTAGTCATCGACGGCTACCACTCCGAGACTCTGAAGTCGCTCTGGGATGCAGGCTACGGGACTACCGGAATGCGTCGCGTTGTGTCTCTGGGACGGAACTGGACGAGCGTAGCCGGAGACGGCGGCACAGGCGTCGCTCCGCGCGTTGTAGGGGCATACCTGGCTGAGGGTGACATCATCTCCTACCTGGACGACGACAACGACTGGGAGCCGGATCACGTGCAGAACGTCGTGGACGTCTTCCGGTCAGACCCCTCCTACGATGTTGTGCTCACTGGCATGTGCAGGGGAGGTCCCGGGTTCCCGGCTCCCGTTATCGGTCAGGTAGACACTTCCGGACTAGCACACAAACCACACGCCCTGGTAAAGGCAAACTGGACCATGGGCGAAGGTAACTGCGAAGATGGAAGGCTAGCGGAGCGCTGGGCTCAGGCCGGACTTCATGTCGGGATCAACCCGCTGCCTACAGTAGCCTACAACGGCCCTAACCAGGGGAGGCCCATGGCATGAGCAATATAGTCATGACTGCCTACCTGACCTCAACTCCAGACCCCACTAGGGGAATAACCTGGGACGGAGATCACGACACTGTAAGGAACAGCCTTGCGACCCTGAAGGCCGGGGCGGACTCCTTCGGGTGGGAGTACGTGGTCTTCACTGATCTTGACATCGACGGACCCCAGTTCGTGCACGTAGACCGTCAGCCGGGAGCTAACCCGTACTGGAGGCGCTGGAGGGAGATGTCCAAGTACCTGGATACCAGGTCGGATATCCAGTATGTTATGGGCATCGACGGAACTGACACAGAAATGCTCAGCGACCCTGCTCCAGACATGGAGCAGGGGTACTTGTACGTTGGCAGCGAGACCCGGGTGATCGGCCAAGAGCCGTGGCTTAACCAGAAGGGGCCTATGTTCAACAACTGGTACTCCAGGAACGCTGACAAGATCGTGCTAAACGCCGGTATGCTCAGCGCCGACGTTCTTACCTTCCAGAAGTTCGTACGTGAATGGCTGCTATTCGAAGACCTGGGCGCAGACAACGACATGCCTGCTTTCCAGTACTTGCTGTACAACGAATACCCCGACCGCATAGTAACCGGTCACCCTGTTCATACCGTATTTCGTGCTGATGCACGCACTCCAGGATGTTGGTGGAAGCACAAATGAGGTACCAGTTCCTTATACCGACAGTTCCTCATCGTCACGAGAAGCTGTGCAGACTGCTGAAGGTTCTAGACGAGCAGCTAGTTCCTGAAGTGGGAGTTCTCCTGTACCGGGACAATCTTCGGATTTCATACAGGGAGAAGCTTCAGGCCCTGTCTGATGCTGCTACAGGAGACTACGTTTCCGTCATCCAGGACGATGACTCCATATCTCCGGACTACCTGGAGCGCGTACTGAGCGCCCTGGAAAGCAATCCTGACCAGATCGGGTTCCGGGTACTTCACACAACGAACGGGCAGCCCACAGCGACTGACGTTTACCACTCCTTGCAGCACTGGCCGGGCGTGAACTTCACCGGTAACATCCACTACCGCGATCATCAGTACTTCAACCCGATGCGCCGGGACCTGTTTCAGGCGGTAAAGTTCCGTGGCTACACCTGCGACGACGAGTGGACGGAAGACCAGCGGGCAGCCGGGAGGGTAAAGACGGAAGTCTTCATTGACGAGCAGATCTTCCACTACACGTTCAACTCCGGTGATCACTGGCACACGCTTCGAGGACGCGGGCCTCTGCCTACTGACATCATCCCGCCGCTTCCCGAGTACCCGTGGCTCAACGTACTGCTAGATGAGGAGTAGACTTCACCCATGGCACGAACACGCAAGCCCTCAATTCTGATCACCGGAGCCGGTGGCTTCGTAGGCCACCACTTCCTGGAGCACATCTTCGCGGAAACCGACTGGCACGTCATCGTAACAGACTCCTTCAGGCACAAGGGCAAGACCGACCGGATCAACGAAGTCATGGCGGCTAAGCCTTCTTACCGCAAGCGCCTGTCAGTAATCACCCACGATCTGGCGGCTCCGTTCAGCGATCAGACTATCCAGCGCATGGGCGACATCGACTACATCGTGTCGTTCGCGTCTGAGAGCCACGTAGACCGCTCGATCACGGATCCGGTTACCTTCACGCGCAACAACGTGGACATCGCCCTGAACATGCTGGAGCTGGCCCGCATCGTCAAGCCGAAGAACTTCGTGTGGATCTCAACCGATGAGGTCTACGGGCCTGTAACATCCGACGACACCTCCGGTCATGCAGAGTGGTCTCCGATCCTGCCTAGCAACCCGTATGCCGGTTCCAAGGCCGCACAGGAAGCCATCGCGCTCTCCTACTGGCGCACCTACGGAGTTCCTCTCCAGATCATCAACTGCATGAACATGATCGGTGAGCGCCAGGATCCGGAGAAGTTCGTCCCGTCTACTATCGCTAAGGTAGCCTCCGGCGGCCTAGTGTCCATCCACGGCACTCCCGGGAACATCGGCACCAGGGTTTACATCCACGCCAGGAACCTGGCTGACGGTGTCCTGTTCCTGCTTCGGAACAAGAAGCCCGTGATCTTCGGAGAGAACAGCTACAACGGACAGATCCTGCGAGCCGACCGGTACAACGTGGTTGCCCCTGACCGGATCGACAACCTGACCATGGCTCACATGATCGCTGACCACGTGGGCAAGCCGCTGAAGTACGAGCTTGTTGACTTCCACAAGACGCGGCCGGGGCACGATCCCCACTACGCACTGGACGGATCCAAGCTGAATGCTCTCGGCTGGGAAATGCCCGTTCCTTTCGAGGACTCTCTCCACCGCCTGGTTAAGTGGTCTCTGGATCATCCCGAGTGGCTTCTGTAGTGTGATAGGTTGGGGCCATGATTACTCATCCGCTTCTTAAGTACAGCCGTGCCGTTCAGGTCCAGTCTCTAATTCGCGCAGCCTACGAGGACGACCGTGCCTACATGCTGCAAGGCGGCGACAAGATCCGCACGTCCTGGATGCCATTCCAGCTAGCCGAGTTCACCGCGATGCTGTTCGAGTGCGTGGCTGAGGCAGAAGGCTCGGACTTCCTGGAAGTAGGCTCTGGTGTCGGCACCAAGTCCCTGGTCGCCCGAGAGCTGTTCGGCCTGGCCACCTCCGGCATCGAGTACGACGAGACCATGGCTACAGTCGCAGAGCAGCGCGGTCGCGGGCCGGTGTGGGTAGGAGATGCCCTCGCGTATGACGGAAGCAGCTACAGCCGGGCTGACATCATCTGGATGTACCGCCCGTTCCGTGACCCGGTTCTACAGGACCAGCTAGAGCAGCGTATCTACTCAGAGATGAAGTCCGGGGCAATCATCTTCGGCGGAGCCCTTGAGCGCCAGCCTGCCGGGTTCAGCACCGTACTAGACGACTGGGACACAGCGCACCGAGGAGCGTGGAAGCGACCGTGAACTACAACGACCGCCCCGTTGCCAGCTTCCGCGACCCCATGACGCCGGAAGAGGCTCTGGGATACCTGGCCAAGAACTCAGTCATCCTTCCGGCAGACACCCTGGACGTTCTCCGGGCTGTCTTCGAGGCAGGCATGGACTACCAGGGGATGCAGAGCTGTGGCTGCTGTTAGGCCCGGCTGGGACCAGTATTTCCTTCAGATCAGCGATGCTGTCGCCAAACGCGCGGACTGCACCCGCAGGCAGGTCGGAGCCGTGATCGTGGGGCCTGACCGTCAGATCATCTCTACGGGCTACAACGGTGCCCCTGCGGGCCGTCCAGGATGCCTTACCGCTGGCGCGTGCCCTCGCGGACGGCTGACGACTCAGGAAGTAGCCCCGGGAAGCTCCTACGACACAGGACCCGGAGCTTGCATCGCGCTCCACGCGGAACAGAACGCGGTCATCCGTGCCGGTACCCGGGCAGTGGGATCTCACATGTACCTGACCGACGAACCATGTGGCGGATGCCGGAAGATCATCGAGGGCGCAGGAATTCTTCATGTGATCTGGTACACAGGAGACTGGTATCCGAAGGGAAAGCCGAAGGTCTCACTGTGGCGCGAGTGGCTGAGTAAGCGGCACCTCTAGTACCATTGAGCTATGAAGGACTTTCCAGATCGAGAGAAGGCTCAGCTCTCTGACGCGGAGCAGGCAGCCTTTGACAAGATCGTGGTGTCCAACTGCTACTCCGAATCGTCGCGTGAGCTTAGCTACGCTATCAAGCACGTTCAATTTCACCTGTCGGTGCATGCTATCGACGGATTCCAGCGGCGTGTCCGGCAGCTCTGGCGTACCGCTGTAGGCGCGTTATTAGTCTTTGCTAATAACCGGTCGATATTAGTGTCTGCTAATGTCAGGCTAGGATGAGGCGGGGTTCCCGTCCACGCTCTGTCTGCTGGAAAACGGAGTGATGAACCCTCTTACCTGAGCGTTGGCCTCAAGCTGCTACTTAGCTATAGCCTGCCGGATGGCTCCCCGGAAATAATCTATGTCCGGATAAAGATCTCTAAGCGCGCTCTCGCCACCGAAAGCTGCCTGAAGGGCCTCGGAAATCTTGGCCGCCGAATTAAGATCCATGTACACCTGGATCTCGTCAACCTGGGTGGTGCTCTCCTCGGACGAATCGATAACGCCGTCTCCGATGCCGCGCCGGGTCCAGGTGGTTTTGACCGTCTTGAACGCAGTGCTCTTGAGTGCGCGAATCATGCTAGCCTCCTAGGCTACTTACACCGGTCACCTTGAACGGTGTGAATCCGCCTCGGAGGGTGTGTCACGGAACCGTGTCCTCCGGGCGGGATGAAGTTGTTTTCTTTCAACACCTCAGGGCTTCAGTTTGTTCCCCGGATGCTGAGCTTATCAGGAGCGTACAGCTTCAACAGCTCCACTGCCCAGGCTACTTTGTCTGGTATCCGCTGCCCGGGAGGCTGGCTCGTGCTCCACAGCTCTAGGTTCTCAGGGCGGTTATCTGCTCTATCGCCGTTCTTGTGATGCACGTTCTCGCCAGAAAGGAGCTGCCTACCCAGCTCTCGTTCCATGACAATCTTATGCTCAGTCACCTGGACCTTTTTCCCATAAGAGTTGTACATCGACCACACTACGTAGCCGCCCCGGTTAACACACCGGGTTATAGTTGAGAACTTTCCTAGGGGATGGCTCGTCTTTACTTTTCGTCCCCTAGGAGTACAGCCGCACGACTCCCGGCCCTTAACGTTATGAAACCCGTGCGTTGGTACTTCCAGCTCTGTTCCGCAGTCACAGACGACAGAAACGTAACGATAAGATCCCCGGCTATATGGCAAGCCTATAGCAGTTAGCTTACCCTTGCGGTCTCCTACTTCTATACGCTTCCTAGGGTTACTAGGATTCCTAGGCATCAGCTCTGCCTCCCGTAGTATAGAACTACGAGCTTACCGGAGGTATTCCGTTAGCCTGGAACTTCTTGCGGGTCCTGCGGACGGCCTGCTCCGTAGTTCCCCAGCGCCGGGCTAGCTCTTCGTGGCCCGCGTCAGACTTCAGCGCTTCGTACAGCCTGGGAGTTACCAGGGCCTCATCGTACAGGGAAGCATACTCAGCCCTCTTGGTGACAGCCCCGATGATGATTGCCTGTAGGTGCTCAGCCGCTTCGAGAGGAGTCTCCTGCCACTCATTCGACAGCTCTCGCAGGGCACCGACAACCGTAGACTTCAGGGTGTCAGCCGCTGCGTCGAAACCGCCTGTGTACTTCTTACCCACTATGACCACACCTTCAGGTCGCTCCAGCCCGGAGCCTTGGACGGATCGATGATCATGGTAACAGCGCCAGCGGGGGAGTCTGTTCCCGTCTTCTCAGTGAACCAGGACGAGCCGCCGTCCATCGAGGGGAGCTGAACCCAGGTGCGGCCTCCGCCTGCGAACTGGGTACGGAGGTGGTGCCAGTGACCGGTGACCAGGAGATCGGCTTCCCCGACCGGGCTGCGCCCGAGGGACTGCTGCTCCCACCACTTCACGACGTTGTTCACGTTCCGGCAGGTGTGCCCGTGGGTGACTCCGATTACGAAGGGGTGCTCGTCTGTGCCGACGCTCACCGCGAGGTGGTTTGTCTGGTCCAGCGGGAAGAGCCACTCAACGTGCTCGTATCCGCCCATGAGGTCCAGGGCGTCCGCGACGCTGCTGGCTGCCTGAATGGCCCAGGAGTCAGACGGCTTGGTGGCCGCTACCCGGTGGGACTCGTCGTGGTTGCCCGGAACGCTGAGGATCAGCATCTTGTCGCACAGCGGGGCCAGAACTCCGACCTCGTGCATGATCATGCGGCTGACTAGGCGGACCTGCTCCGTGACGGAGAGATCGAGCCTGGACACCAGCTTGCCGTTCTGGGATACGACGCCCTCGATGCAGTCTCCTGCCCATACGAGAACGAGGCGCTCACAGCCGCCTGTGGACCGGAGCCAGGTGGCGACGTCGTTGATGATCCTAGCGAAGCGGGCGACTAGAGATTCCGATCCGCCGCCATCCACTTTTCCCGCCTGAGTGTCTCCCAGGGCGAGCATGACCGTACGGTTCTTCGTGTGCGGAGCGTTACTGTTCGGAACGGCATAGGCCGCAAAGACCTCGTTGACGTTCTCCAGGGTCAGCCGGTGCGCGTCGCGCTTCTTGACCGTGAGCTTCCTGGACTCCAGCCAGTCTCCGTTGGCTGCCTGCCAGTTCGAGCGCTTGGCCCACGCCACTTCCCAGATCTCCGGGTCGAACCCGAACTCGCGAAGCTCAGCGGCGTCATCCCGCTCGCCCTCATCAGTCGACGTGACCAGGCGCGGAGCGGTGATGATGGTGCCCTCATCGCCTTCAACCGAGTAGCCCGGGGCGTCTGCCCAGCTCGGGATGTCGTTGTTCTTGCGTACTGCGGGCGCTGTAGGAAGCGGGCGGGTGCCCTCAGCGTAGGGGCTGGAGCGGAGGAAGTCGGGCTTGAGAAGCTTCCGGTAAGTCCGGACTTCCTGCTCGGAAACCTCAACGTCCAGATGGGAGTTGATGTACTGCGCAACCTGAAGGTCCGACTTCGACTCATCCTCGATTACCGCGTGCACCTTCGGCTGCCTTGCGACAGCCATGAGCGAATCAGACATCCAGGATCTCCGTAATCTTCGTGGGTTTCTCATACACACGATACCAGAACATACGTTGTCCCCACATGATTCCCCAGGTCAGGTGCCGTGGAGCTTCGAGGTATTTTAGATTAGACTTGTAATGACACCAACCTACGCCTCGCCAAGGAGCTGCCCTGATGGCGAACCTTCCCATCTACTACAACACTCCGAACGCTCAGGTGCCCGTAAAGGTCGTGTTCCTGAACGCTAACGGCGTTGCCGTTGACCCGACAACCATCACCCTGGTACTGACGGACCCGACCGGAACTTCGATCACCGTAGACCCGGGAGATGTAATCAGGGTCACCACGGGCAACTACCTGTACAGCTACCAGGTTCCCGACGACGGCATCTACGGGCTGTGGAACTACACCTGGGTAGGAGTAGGAACAGGCGTAGTCAACGGTGCTCAGGTAACCGCAGGGGCCTTCCGCCTGACTGACATGAACAGCGCGGCCGGTCGTAACCGCACGTACATCTCCATGGAAGAACTGAAGTCCTCCCTGAACGACGTCTCCGGGCAGTCCAAGGATGATTACGAGTACCAGCGGGCCTGCATCACCTCGACAACCCTGATCCACGACCTGTGCGGGCAGCACTTCATGCAGGTCATAGAGCCTCGTACTTACAGCTACGACAGCATCTACGAGCTGTTCATCGACCCGATCGTTCCCGGCAGCATCACGGAATTCGCGCTGGACTACGAGGGCAACGGCGACTACAACACGATCTGGACAGAGGGCCAGGACTTCCAGACACTCCGCTACAGCGAGCAGTACAACCCGCGCAACCTCGGAGAGGCCCGTCCCCACGACTTCGTGCGAGTGCTGCTGAACGGCGTGGACGCCGGAGTTACTCCCGGCGGAGAGATGCTTCCGTTCGTCTGGGCTTACACTCCCAACAACCGCGTGAAGATCACGGGAACCTGGGGCTGGGCGGAGATCCCCCAGAACGTTACCCACGCTGCTCTTCTCCTGGCGGTCGACCTCTTCAAGATGAAGGACGCGCCCTGGGGCATCGCCGGTATGGGAGAGCTAGGCATGGTCAAGACCCAGGCGAACCCCGAGGTAATGGAGCTTCTGGCTAAGTACCGTGAGCCCAGGAACCTTGTGGGGGTATGATCTAGAGATGCGACTGATTTTTGGTTTCGGGAAGCGCTTCTGGATGTACGAGTCCACGAGCAAGGTAGTCAGGGTCGATCTTCAGGACTCCGGTAAGTCCGAGGATGAGCCTGCGGTAGGTGCTGAGGATGTAGAGACGTCTGTCGGCATGGACCCGCACGGCACCCTGTCAGCTCATACGGAGATCTCCGGCTCGGGCATTGACCTGAACGGCTGGAGGTTCGGGTTCAGCGCGCCCGTGACTTGCCGTGGCAGCGAAGAGTAAGGCCCCCGCCAAGGCTGTCAAGAAGCCGAAGGCAGCGGTAAAGACCAAGGTCAAGAAGGTCAAGTCTCCTACGGCGGGCCTGAACGCTGCCCAGGTGAAGAAGTACAACGCTGCCGCCAAGAAGGTCACGGCGTCACAGAACCTGAGGACTAAGGCAGCAAGTTACCGTCAGCGACGCCTGGCTACGGCAAAGCGGGTTACGGCTAAGCAGAGGTCCGCCTACAAGACGGCAGCCGCCTCCCGGGCAGTTTCCCTAGCCGTGCAGAAGACCTATCAGCAGACCGTCTCCGGTCATCAGGCAGCGTACCTGCGCAAGTCGGCAGCCGCCCGGGTCTTCAAGGCTCAGAGCATTGCGTCGTCCCGTAAGTTCGTTGCCCTGGGTGAAGGCACCCACGCTCACACTTCCCGCATGCAGACCGTCACGTCGGCTCAAGCTAACGCCATCGAGAAGAAGCTGATCGCGAAGGCTACCCAGACAGCCAAGACCAACGCGGCCCGGAAGGCCAAGGCGTTCAAGCACCTGAAGAAGATCGGCAAGATCGGCAAGAACGCGAAGACGATCCCTAAGGGCTACTCGATCAACGTCAAGGGCCAGCTCGTCAAGACTAAGAAGCGTCCCAAGAAGGTAGCCGTCAAGAAAAAGAAGGGCAGCACAGGCAACAGCCCGGCAGCTATCCGGGCAGGTCTCAAGGCAGCAAGGACACCTCCTACAAAGGCAGCTCTTAAGGCTGCTGCGCAGTCTAAGAAGAAGCCGGTCAAGGCAGCCGCCAAGCCGAAGGCGTCCGTTATAACCCCGGCGGTTAATCCCAGGTGGGTGACCGCCGGTAATGACAAGGGCGTCGACAACTGCCTGTCGGTAGCCATCGCAAACCACCTGCTGGCCTGGACTGACTACCGCCTGGATGATGACCAGGTCAACTCGATTCCGGGGGAGACGGTCTACGACGCTCTGCGCTACCTACAGGAAAGCGATCCGTTCGATAACGTTCACGTTGAGATGTTCGCTGAGCTTACTGACACGCACCACGACATACCCGGGTCCCTGATCTGCTTCTACACTCCGAAGCACATAGAGCACGCTGGTCTTCTGCTGGGCAGTGGCATGATAAGCTGGGGCGAAGTATCTCCGATTCCGGAGACTGTAACCGAAGCCTGGTACATCCGCTGGAGGGTTCATGGGTAAGCTGAACAACATCAGGACGGCGCTGGCAGCTCAGCTAGAGTCTAACACCGGAGTTGACTCCCGGGCGTATCTTCCGGACTCGATCACTACCCCTATGCTTGCCCTGAAGTCGGGCGACACAAACTACGTAGACTACGGGATAACTACCGACGGCGTTGAGGAATACGTCCTGGACCTCCTGGTTCTCCTGTCCTACACTCCCAGTGCTGAAGCGGCTCAGGCTGCGATGGATGATCTTGTAGACGGCGGAACTCAGATAACCGGCGGTATGAGCATCCTGGACGCCGTAAAGGCAGACCCCACGCTCGGCGGCACGGTTGACTGGATCGTAGTTAACAGCGTGAGCAAGGTAGGGCTAGTGGAGATCTCCGGCCAGTCCTATTTCTCCGCGCGAGTCAACCTGAGCCTGAGCACGAGTTCCTTCTGATGAAGATTCTCCTGGTTCATCCAGGACCGGACTTCTCGGTATCGGATGTGTTCAACGCATGGAAGAAGGCCCTGGAAGATCAGGGCCACCAGGTGATGGTGTATGCCACCAATGAGCGACTGCTGTTCTTCGCTGACGCCAAGATGTACAACCGCCAGACTGAGGCATACGAGGCAGCCATGGGCGACGGTCAGGCTGTCATGGCAGCATACGAGGGCCTGGGCCACCACCTGTATACCTTCTGGCCCGACGCGGTAGTGTTCGTGTCTGCCTTCTACGTACGACCGGAGATGCTTGAGGTTATCCGCGCTCACGGCCATAAGGTTGTCATCCTTCATACGGAATCTCCGTACCAGGACGATGAGCAGCTTCTCCGGGCACAGCATGCGGACATCAATATCCTGAACGACCCTACGAACCTTGACGAGTACAGGATGTTCGGCCCGGCTGAGTACATTCCTCACGCCTACGACCCGGACGTTCACCATCCCGGTTCGGGACCCCGGGACATTGACTTCACCTTCGTAGGAAGCATGTTCCCGTCCCGGGTTGAGTTCTTCGAGCGCATGTTCTCGTACGTAGGAACCAACTGGCTGAACTCTCACAGCATAGCCCTGGGCGGACAAGCGTGGTCTAACAAGAGGCTGGATAACTCATTCCTGCTGGACTATCTGGGGCACGAGCGTCACCACGCTATGGATAATACCGATGTGGCGGATGTCTACCGGGAGTCCAAGCTAGGTATCAACGTGTACCGGACAGAGGGCGAGATCACGCAGGCCGGTAAGGGCTGGTCGATGGGACCTCGTGAAGTAGAGCTGGCCGCCTGCGGTCTGCCGTTCCTGCGCGACTCCCGTCCCGAGTCCGATGAGCTGTTCCCGTTCCTTCCGGCGTTCTCCGGACCTGAAGACGCCGCCGATATCCTGAAGTGGTACCACGAGGATGAGAAGCGCATGCAGTCGCTAGGGGAACTGGCCCGGAATGTAGTCGCTGACAGGACGTTCGAGAACAACGCGAAGCGCCTGATGACCCTACTTGAACAAGACAGGTAAACGCTCTACCCTGATAGTGAGCGTACCAAGCGGTGCGCATACGACTTACCTGCTAGGGAGTTATCACTATGGGTCGTTTCCACGGTCGCAACGGCGTCGTCTACATGGGTGTTGGTGCTTCGACTGACCCCACAAACGGCGTAGCCGGTAAGATGGCCTTCCTGTCGGACTGGAGCGTCAGCTTCTCCACCGACAAGGTCGACGTTACCTGCATGGGTGACACCAACCTCGTTTACGTAGCTGGTCTTCCGGACGCTTCCGGTGACTTCTCCGGCTTCATGGACGATGCTTCTGCACAGACCTACGTCGCAGCGACGGATGGCCTGCCGCGTAACTTCTACCTCTACGCCAACACGCTAGAGCCGAACGAGTACTTCTACGGAACAATCCTCCCCGACTTCTCCGTAACCGGATCCGTAACATCGGCCGTTACCCTGAAGTCCAGCTGGAACGCCGCAAGCAAGGTAACTCGCTACTCCGCTGGCATCTCCTACATCTGATCCAGCTAGTCCCCTAGCACCAAGGCCCCTGAGACGCTGAAATAAAAGCTGCTCGGGGGTCTTGTCATGTGCGCGATCTCGGGCATGCTAGACCTATGATAGACTCACAGCATGACTTCAAAGCCTCGACACTCATTGTCGAACATAGATCGGGACGCTAAGACGGCTACCTGTTCGGTGTGCGGAGACGTAGGAATCTACGTTCGCAAGCCTCCTCAGCGCCCCCTGTGCCGTGTCCAAATTAGTAACTACCAAAAGCAGTGGCGCAGTACCCCGGAGGGTAAGGAGAAAGTTCGAGGCTACAATGACAAGATAGTGCAGAGTTTTGGTAGGGGTCAGCCCCACCATGGGCTAACAGCAGGGGCCGCAAGGGCTATGCGTGAGGCTACCCCGTGTGAAATCTGTGGTTCTGATTACCGTAAGGCTGTTGACCACTGCCACACTACGGGAAAAATCCGTGGAGTTCTCTGTTTCTACTGCAACACAGCCCTAGGCAAGTTCAACGATGACCCTGAAATTCTTCAGAGGGCGATTGACTACCTTCGTCGGTAGCATAAGATGTAGTCATGACCACTGCACGCACATCTAAGACACCGGTTAAGGCCGACAAGGAACTGGCTGTAGTCCAGGCCAGCACTGTCACGGACCCGCCGAAGAACGAAGACTTTGACAAGGCCAAGGTCACCCAGAAGGGTGACGAGTACTTCGTTGAGCTGAAGGGCAAGGACTTCAAGCTAGCCGACGAGCTGGGCCTGATGGTAGCCATGAAGTTCTCCTCGATGGCCGACGACGACGAAGACCTGGACCTGGGCACTCTGTACCTGCTGGTTCAGAGCCTGCTTCACGAGGATTCGTGGGGAGCCTTCGAGCGTACCGCTCTTACCAAGCGCGCCAGCTCTGACGAAGTCATGGGTGTTATCGCCGCCGCTCTGGAGTCCTTCGGTGGACGCCCTACCGGGGAGCCCTCTGGCTCCTGAAGTGGGGGCAGTCCCAGCTAGGCAGAATTGACGGCAAGCTTCTCCTGGCTCACGGTAACGGAGTAGAGAATTTCACCCTCAGGCAGTTCCTGAACATCTGCTATACCCTCATTACTGACACGATGGAGGGCTCCGGAGAAGAAGGCGGGGACACGGCTGAGGATCAGGTGCGCAGGTTCGAGGAGCAAATCGGGCTCCGGCATAATCCGGACGATGACGCTCTTGCAGCTCTGCGTGCCTTCCAGATTTCTCAGGGCATCGATCCTGACAAGAAGAAGGCCGATCTAGATGCAATGACTCCCTGGTGGGAGAAGGATACGGAGATGTAATGGCAGACGACGAAGTACAGCTCGATGATGCCAAGATCGATGAAACCCTTACCGCCACGGACGGTCCTGTAGGTGAGTGGCTGGACCAGATGACGAAGCGGATGGAGGCTGTAGCTGCTGCTATTGCCCCTGTCCGCCGACCGGGCAGCGTGTGGAATGAGGCTACAACTACAGCCGCCCCTATCGGCTGGACCAAGTCTCACATCGGCAGGCGGGTAGCGCGGTACAAGAACGGCGAGCTGTACGGTTCTATTAACGCCCCCGGGCATCCGGCGATTTTTCTGGAGTACCCGCGAGTGGACCGCGTCAAGCAGCCGTTTCTTACTACCGCGCTATGGAGCTTCGAGGTATTTTAGATTAGACTTGCAATGACATCAACCCGCAGGAGGATACATGGCCTCACGTCGTGATCTAGGCATGGCGTATGTATCCATCGTGCCCAACCTTGACAAGTTCAAGAGCCAGCTACAGGCCGGTCTGAAGAAGGCTGTCGCGGGTACGGGTGCTGATGTCAAGATCGATGCGGACACGAAGCCTCTAACCGATTCGGTTAAGAAGGCGACCAAGGAAGTCAACACAGACCTGGTAAAGCTGCGCGAGCAGGCCAAGGGGATCCTGGCTGACGGCCTGAAGTTCAACGTTGACGCGAACGACACCAAGGCTGTAGCTAAGCTAGATGGCCTGAAGGCCAAGCTTCTTGAGTTCTCCAAGACCAGCGTTGAGGGCAAGACCGATGTCGATGTAGCCAAGGCTCAGGCCAAGCTGTCCGGCATCTCAGCTGAGCTTGACGCTCTCGCCAGGAAGCACCCTACGGTAACCGTAACCGTTAAGACCGATCAGTCTATGTGGAGCAAGCTTTGGAGCGGTGTCGAGAAGGACGCTGAGGACTCCGGAGACAAGAGCGGCAGGGGCTTTAGCAAGAGGCTGGAAGAAGCCCTAGGCGGGAACGGTAACGGCGGCGGAATCAGCCACGCTCTTTCAAAGCTGTTCAGCGGAGGAGACAAGGAAGGCGAGGACTCCGGAAACTCGTCGGCCGCTTCCTTCGTAAAGAGCTTCGTATCTCACCTGGGAAACCAGGGGTACTGGATCGCAGGAGCTGTAGTCGTCGGCCTAGGCGCGCTGCCTGCCGCTATCGGAGTACTCGGGGCTACGGCCGGTGTAGCCCTGGGCGCGGGCATCATCGCGCTGGCTATCTCGCAGATCACGAAGAACGGCAAGGCGCTCCAGACTGCTATCAAGCAGCAGACCACAGACCAGAAGGCCCTGACTACTGCACAGGGCAAGGCTACCGGCGCTTCTCCGTCTAGCGTTCTGTCGAAGGAATCTTCTAACGCTGTACTCAAGAACAGCATCGCCCAGCTTGAGGCGACCAAGAAGCTTACGGCTGCGCAGAAGACTACGCTGTCTAACGATAAGATCCGCCTATCGTATGGCCAGAAGCAGCTAACCTCTATCCAGTCACAGGGTGCTGCAACCGGTAAGACGAACTCCGCCCAGGTAGCTGCCGCCAAGACCAAGCTAAAGAGCGACCAGGAGACCATCAAGTCTCTCCAGCAGCAGCAGGCAGAACTTGCCAAGTTCCAGACCGTCTACAACGACCTGAAGGACCAGTGGCAGAGCATCCAGAAGTCCATGTTCGCCTCAGTGGCGAACTCGGGCTTCCTTAAGGATGCCGACGTTGCGGTCAAGAAGCTAGGGTCCGAGGTCAAGGGCCTGGAGCCGCTGTTCCAGAAGCTGTTCAAGAATTCCGGCGGACTTATCCAGCCGTTCGTCTCGGCTATAACAGGACTGGTAAAGGGCGCACTTCCCGGGCTTAACGACATGCTAGGCAGGACGGGCGGCACGATCGGCGGCCTGGTAGTAAGCATCGGCAAGCTAGTAGGAACCGGGCTGGGCCAGTGGTTCGAGGCGGCTGCTCCCTACATGAAGTCGTCGTCCAGCTACTTCCTGATGCTCCTTAAGGGAGCTATCGGACTCGGCACCGGCCTTATCAAGCTCGGCGGAATCGTCAGCCAGATCCTGGTACCGGTTATCAAGCTGCTAGAGCCGATCATCGCCCAGCTGGTCGGTAACTTCGGTAAGACCGGCAGCACTCTGGTGGGCATCCTAGTCCCTGCTATCCAGAAGATGGGTCCTCCGCTGGTTAAGCTAGCGGCATCGCTGCTTACTGTGTCGGCAGAGTTCACAGGCACATTCCTTATAGCCCTGAAGCCTGTAATCCAGGGTCTGTCTACCATGATCGCGGCAACTGCCAGGTTCATCGCTCAGCACCCGGCTATCGTACAGGCTATCGTGGGTATCGCTGTTGCCTGGAAGGTTCTTACTGTAGCTATTGAGATCTCCAAGGCTGCGTTTGAGTCCACTCCGTGGGGTCTTATCATCACGGGTATTGTTATCGGCGCTGCCCTGATCGTCCGTTACTGGACTCCGATCTCCCACTTCTTCGAGATGATCTGGAACAACGTCTACTCTGGGTTCATAAAGCCTATGGTAGCGTTCTTCACTAACACGGTTCCTCACGCTTTCGACGTTACCCTTAAGTGGGTTAAGAGCAACTGGCCGCTCCTGATCGGAATCATCGGCGGACCTGTAGCTGAGATCGTCGGCCTGATCATCAAGTACCACACTCAGATCGCCAACGTCTTCAAGACCCTATGGAGGGAAGTCAGCAGCCTGACCGTAGGTGCCTGGAACGGTATCAAGGGCTACCTAGATGGTGTGTGGCATGCTCTTGTCGGCGGACTCAAGACTGACCTGAGCGTACTGAAGGGCGGCCTGTCGGCGGCCTGGAACTGGTGCAAGAACGTCACCGTAGCTGCATGGGGGGCTGTCAGGAGCTACTTCGTCGGCGTGTGGCGCGCGCTTGTCGGAGGCATGAAGACCGACCTCAGCGGCCTGAAGGCAGCTCTTTCAGCAGCCTGGAACTGGTGCAGGGGCATAACTAGTACGGTATGGGAAGCCATCAAGGGCTACTTCACCTCCGTGTGGAACGCCATCAGGTCTCGCTTCTCGTCTTCCGTTAACGCCATCCACGGTGCTGTGTCGACCGCATGGAACGCTGTCTTCGGTACAACGAAGTCTGTGTTCGGCGCTGTCGAAGGCTTCTTCGTAGGATTCTGGAAGAGGCTCAAGCAGGGCTTCACTGACGTAGTCGGGGGGATCAAGAGCGCATGGGGCGGAGTTTCCGCAGCAGTTCAGAAGCCCCTACAGGTCATGGACAACAACGTCTATGCTCCGTTCGCCCATATTGTTAATGCCGGACTAGGTATCTTCGGCGTATCCGCTAAGCTACCTGCTCACCTAATGGCCCAGAAGAAGGCCGGTGGCGGTGCGATCAGCGGTGCGGGTACCGGGCTATCCGACCAGATCCCGATCATGGCATCGAACGGTGAGTACGTTCTCAAGGCCGCCGCCGTCCGCAAGGTCGGCAAGCGCACCCTGGACAACCTGAATGGCAACTCGGGACGCAGTGCTAACACTGAGCGATACGCTACCGGCGGTCAGGTCGTAAACGACGCTACCAAGTGGAAGGGCCACCAGTACGTCTGGGGCGGACCTGCTAACCCGACCAACGGCTGGGACTGCTCCTCGTTCATGTCCTACGTCCTGGGCAAGGATCAG